TTACTCAGGGGTTGCCTTCCTTTGCTTCTGTTCTGCAATGTGTTCCTCATAGCTGTGGTAGTTCGGCACGCGCCGAGCCCGATTGTTGCGGCCAAGCACGGTCCGATCGATTCGACCGTAGAGAAATAGGACCAAACGGTCGAAAAACTCAACAGGCATGAAAAAAGTCTTATGTCCGAACTCCCGTTGGATGGTCTGGTGAATCTCAGCATGGCTAAATGAGCGGCGTATTCCGTAGGATGCTTCCGCCTTCCTGAGTTGGTAATATCGGCTGATCAGATAGTCGATGTATCCCTTCTTGCACAAGTCTGCACCAAGCGATCCTACAGGGTGAATAATGCGGGGCACGCCCCGTGACACAAACTTGGTGATGTTCTGTGCAATATCACCCCGAAACTCGGAGTTAGTTATCGCAACCTGAACAATGGGTGACTGGCCATTGCGAATGGCTTGCCTATGCTCAACGGAGAGCTCTCGCTTTCGTGCTCGCACCTCCGATTCAGATATGAGGCCATTCGTCACCCTCTGGTGGCACGACGCACATACCACAAGAAGATTCTCCAAGACATTATTCTCTGGGTTGCCATCGATATGGTGTATCTGGAGCGTTACAACCTCTGTCTCCTCACAGAAGCTGCAACGCGCGCCAGCCTGCTGGAATGCTCGCTTCTCGATGCTCTTCGGAATCGTGCGTCGGTTCTTGCCCATAGGTTTCTCAACATATCGTCATTGGTGCCAACGATGCACGCCATGCACCTGGATGACATTGCCACCTCGTAGATACCCCAGGCTCATTTGCTGATAGGCTGCGCAATGCCGGTCCACATAGCTCTTCAGAAGAGCAGAACCCCGGAGAACATCCATATCTGAAGACAAGTGATCAACTACCTCCTGCGACACGAGGACGATCAACTTGGCTCGTGCTCGGGACGCCATTACATTAAAGCGGTTCAGGTTCAGAAGGAACTCGTCCTCGTCGCCGATGGCGTCTGGATCGCCAAGAGCAAATGTGGCAATGATTACATCACGTTCCTGCCCCTGGAAACGCTCGACCGTATCAACTGCAGAACGGATAAGGGCGTGCTGGTTTGCAGGAAACGCCGCTTGAAGCCGCGCCACAACGAGTGCCTGCTGTGCCCGATGAGGTGTCACGATCCCAAGGCCTTCGCCCCAAAACCTGTCCGGCGCATAGCCGGTGATTGTCGCAGGAGTCAGCGTGCCTGACGGATCTCGCATGTTCAGAAGCTGGCTTCCGAGGCTAGACGCCAATAGCCAAGACATTGCGGTAACTGCCTGCGCCTCAAATTCATTCCATTGACTGCTTCGTCCCTCTGGGTATACAAAGCATGTCGCTGGCTGCGCGGCATTGAGCAGAGTGGCCCAGCCTTGACACCAATGTATCCCCGACGGCCAACCTGCCGGTGCCACTGCACCATTGGGAATTGGCGTGACATAATTGAGTCGAAGGTCTGGAGAATGAGCGGTAAGGGTTCGCGGGTACTCGGCTAAGAATCCAAGCGATACGATCTCCTGACACGAACGATAGTTTATCTGAAGGACAGCTGGTTGCAGCTGAAAGCGGTGCTCCAAATACGTGAACACTGGCCCGACCATGTAATCAAGATCGAGCGGTGGCTCGGCCCTATGGATCGGCGGTAATTGCTTGGGATCACCCGCAATGACCACCGCGCCGTCCGGTGCCAACCCTGCCAAGGGAAGCGACGCCGTTGCGACATCAACCTGCGATGCCTCATCAATGAGCACAAGATCAAATAGCGGAGCCACAGCTCCACCGGCGTCCATCAACAGTCGGTGAGCCTGCTGGGCTGTAGCGCCGACTAAAGTAATGCCTCCCGGCGTCACAAGACGATTAAGCAATGCAGTGTAAGCGGCATTGCTCATCTGAGTTGGCACATCACATATCGCAGGTACGCGGGGGTTGGGAAGCCTAGTAGACGAGCGCAAACGCGCAAGCGTTGCCGCCGGAACTGCAAGTGGGCCGTTACCTCCAGCAGTTCCTATCAGGTCGATCAGAATGTTGTCGATGGCTTCATAGGTAGGTCCTGAAACCAGCACCCGCAGATTGCGTCCCATCTGCATTGCCTCAATCATCGCACCCAAGACGATCGCGCGAAGAGTGCGGCTCTTGCCAGTTCCGGGCGGTCCCCATATCAAGCGCAGACGATGGCTCAGAGCCTCCTCCCACGCTTGCCATTGGCTCGCATTGAGGTCCAAACCGTTATGAGCCAGCAAAGGGCGAACCAGGGCGAGATTGCGAGAGACAGTTGCCGAGTACAGAGTTCCAGCGTCCCATAGCACATCCGCTACGACTGACGGTGTTCCACGGGAGGGTCGCCGCGTCTGCCCGGTTGCTGCGGCAACAGCCGGGACTGCTCTGCTGATGGCGATCGGCGGGTTGCCGATGGCGTTGAGAGTATCCTCGAGTCGCTTTACAAAGAACTCGCGGTGGACCGGATCAAGGATGACATCGCGAGTCAGGTCGATTGTGCCGGCTTGCTCAAGCGCTAGGATCGTTGGTAACCAACTGCTATCGAGATCGAGAACGATCCTACCAGCATCGCGGTCAATGTACGCGATAGTGACCTGGGTGACGCGTTCCATCTTTGTCCATTCATTCTGTCCCTGACGAAGTGGCAATGCCATCGTCCCTGCAACATGTCGCAGCGATTCGGCAAGAAACCCCGGTCTCCCTTCAGGTGATAGGGCAAAGGCAAAATCACCTTCCTTCGCGCGCACCTCTGTCGACTGAGGGGCCATCTGATAAACCCGGCGGTTGGTGAGCGGGTTTAGGTGTGCCTGGGCCAACACCTGTTGCTCGACCTGACCTCTCAGTTGCTGCATGAGCCGAGCGCTGTGGAAGCGTGCCTCTCGCTCGTGAGGAGGCATCGCGTGCGTCTTCTGCTTCTCGAGCAAGTCAAGTGAGGCGTTCAGTTTCGCAAATACATACCATAGGCGGGCATCGTCGGCCATCTGCCTCGGTAGTGATGGCGGTCGAAGGTGGGCAATCCTCGGTGCGGTGCGATTGAGCTGTCCCTGGAGATCCTCACCAACCCGCTGTGCTACGCTTTCAAGGGCAGATAGTCGCACTTTGACGGTGCGGTCTAGTTGCTGGAGCTGCTGACTCCAGGGTCTGGAACCGCTAGCCCGCGACCATATTTCATGAGCGCGTTCCGATGGCACTTGGTCAGACAATGGATCTTCGAACAAGCTCGGAACCGTAAACAGATTGTAAGGAGCTCGCGTGTGGGAGGAGTGGTAGGAGCGGGCGACATTCAAAAGGCTGTAGTAGTGCGGGACGGGGGCAGCCACAACCGACTTGATTACATCGCGCACAATAGTCACCGGACTCATCCGGTCTGACAACTCCGGATTAGGAACAACTGCGTCTGGCGGAAACAGCCATGCGAGCCTGCGCAGCTGTCGGTTCTGAATGAAGGTGGCCAGATGGCGACCTATAACGCGGACCAGATGTTCGTATGTCACCGTGTCCCACACATACACCTGAACGGTGGCGTCTGCTTTGAGGTCCTGGGCACGTCGCATTGCACGGTCGATAGCATTTAGCATGTTCCCAAGTTCGCGTGCTTCCACCTGCAATGACCGCTGGTCGACCGGAAAGACGATGGGCTGTGTGCGAGAGAAGTGTTGTCCCAACGGGACCGATTGTGGGCTTACAGCCCACACCGATGACATACCGAAGGCAACTGTGATGCCGCTGCCTATGTCAAAATCAGCCGTAAGGTAAATGCGAAGATCGGCCCATGCTGGCATGACGGCAGACGCGCCCACCTGAGTGGGAACTGAAGCGGTGCCTGAAGTCAGTGCACCTGCGCGCCCCGCGACAACAGTTCGTGTCGCGCGGAGGGTGTGATGTGCGTCGAAAGCCGCCGCTGTCGGCTGTGTGGCGGCGAGCGTCGCCACGTTTCCGATCTGGTGTTCCTCCAATGCGCTGCGAGCGCCTCGTGTGATGAATGCCACTCGGCTCAAGTGGTCTTGTTGGTTTGCCTGGGACCAGCAATGGTTGGGATCTGTCGTAGTTCCAGGCCAAGGAAACCCAAGGTACTCACATCCGATGCATCTGTTGTCCACGTGCCACGGCAACGTCGTCCACGGAGCGCCGAGGGTCCGCGGCAGCTCTTCGCTGAAGAAACGACGTAACCTCGGGGCGAATACCCGAAAGTCGCCAGTCTCAACATCTTGCTCGAAGGCTGAGTTGAGTTCAGCTCGCGTCGGCATGGTGCCGTTACGGCGGCGGTCGTTCACCAGTTGAACAATAGCAGCTGCATCGTGCGAACCTGGCCAGACCGTCGCCGCATTGGCAACGAAGTAACGGTCCTGAAGCTGATGGTCTAGCAGCCATCCCGCCAAGGCAACGTTGTAGTAAGCGGACTCGATGAAGTAAGGAACCGAAGGCTCGGCGGTTAACTTGATATCGATAACACGTAAAGGAAGCCGTGCATCATTCGCGGGCACATCCACCACGTCTCCGGCAGGGGTAATCGCCTGGGTGAATGACCCGATATCGCATACTTGGATAATGTCGGGGCGAAGCTGACTATATTGCAGATTGTGTTGTGTGGTTAGGGCGTCAACCCCAAACGACTGACGGAACGTGGCCCCAATATCGAACTGAGCCTGCACAATGAACGTTCCCGCTGTCGCCTGCGGTATCAGTACATCAAGTGCAGCACGGCCAAATTCCAATCGCCCCTGATTGTTCTGACGTATATTACCAACCAGCGCTCCGCGCCCAAAGGTGTCCGCTAGATCGTTGAGTTTCTGGCTCTCCCAGTCTTCCCCTGCAGCAGCCAAGGCTTGCAAGCCCGGGCGCACCATGCGTGGTGGCATCCCCGCAATAACACGCTCTTGCTGGTATGCAGCCGTGTCAGGGCTGAGGTCCAACCTGAGCCGTCGCAGGCACTCGCTGCGAATAAAGTTCGAGATGGTTTGTTTTTCCAGGAACGGCACAAGTGTCTCCTATTGAGCGTTCAGCGCCTCCAGCAAAGCAGTACTCTGCCCTCGTCGATTTTTTGATGGACGCAATGCCTCGGCTACCAGTAGCGCTGACCTCATCGCTCGCGCATCCACAGACGTAAAGGGGATGGCTGCACGCCGCAGTTGCCGCCTCCACTGGCGTACTTGGGCTGAAGCGTTGCGCACTGCGTCGGCTGATACAGGCAACGATGCTCCTACTTCCCCAGCGTCAGCAGGGCGTAGGACGAATACGGCGTCCCATAACCCCGTTCCATCCGACGTATGCAGTCCGGTTCCGGCTTCTCCGGGCATCGGAAATACTCGCGAGGTGAACAACCCACCTGCGTGGATCGCGGCAGCAAGGCTGGCCCAAGCATCTGCGTGAGTATGCCTGAACGTGAACACGGCAAGGCCGTGGGGTTTCAGGATACGGCGTATCTCGCTAAACACCACGCCGAGACCTGCTGCAAAACCTGTTGCGTTCTTCCCAGCCCTCTTGCTCGCGACAAGGCTCTGTGCTACGACGGTTCGTGTCGACTTGGCTCGCTTAGTGAGACCGAGTTCCTTCATCCAAGGTGCAAAAAACTCCGAAAGCTCGGAGTAGTTAATGTTGTCGTAATACGGAGGATCGGTTAATACGATATCAACACTGCCGTCGGGAATGATCGAAAGGTCCTGCGAGTTCTGGTTCAGGACAGTAGTTGAGCCGCATGTCTTTGGAACAGGCACTGCCCGGAAGCCACCGCGAATAGCTGGCTCTTTCGGCGACGCAATGAACTCCTTGGCACGAATGAGCCTTCGGACCGAATTGGGAAATGACCCGCGCCCCGTGCCATCCACCCATGGGTTGATCTCGACAGGCCGCTGGATGTGGCGAAACGCACGCACACTGAACAGCGGCGTCAGCCGTCGCCAACCAGCAGCATAGGAAGCCATCATGCAGTTGGTTGTGAGATGGTTGCTGTACGCAATCGCTAATGGACGTTGGAGCCTTCTGGGCAAAGCCGCTATCGCTTGTCGGAGAAGCCCCAAGTGGAGCAGTTGTCGATCATTAAAGAGATCCAACCACGACTGATACCCGTAAGCTGTGATTCGGTCGTCAGTCCGTTCTACCTGACTAATTGGCGCATCGGGTAACGCACACGTGCCCGCTTCAAATGCTGTCCGCAGCGCATCGCCTGCTGCCCGATATTGCCTAGCAGCGGCGACTTGGGCTTGCACAAACACACGCTCAGCCATCGGCACCGACCGCGTACCCTCCGGCGGAACAAAGACCTCTTGGGCGAAGAGATGCCATTGTGGTGGCTTTCCACCACGCCGAGCGATGCCTATCAAAGGCTCGCGGCACTTGCAGTGCGGACAAGTTAGGACACCACGATGCCCCGGACCGCAGCGCACACGGGTTGTTTCCCCGCATGCAGAACAGCGCAAAGAATCGATCCCGGCCCGCCGGCGCTCGATTGCGCCGCAGTGTGCGCACACGGCCCAGCACCTCTTGGCGTCTTCAGCAAGGACGTAGTCAGGATGGGCGTGAATGACGCGTTCACAGCTCGGGCAGGCGACTTTCTGAACCCAGAAGTGGTGCAACACCGTCACATCCTCCCCAGAGGGAAGACGGCCACGGTGATAATGCTGGACAGTCCGACCTACTGTGTCCTTCAGCTGCGCCAAAGCCTCATCCAGGCGGGGCATTCGCCCTACATCCAACTCAAATGCGGTTACTGCGCAGGCAACGGGATCAACGTCCACACCAATGCAGTGCGCGCCAAGACGCCGGGCCTCAACTACCGAGGTGCCCCCGCCTACGAAGGGGTCTAGCACTGTTAGACCATCAAGGTGACACTTGCCGTAGTATGCCTTCCAAAAGTCGGCCTTTGGCCCGAGCTTCGCTGCGACCAGCAGAGAACGGAAGACTACGCCCAACCTGCGGGCGAACCACTTATGGACGCAATAGACAGGTCGTGGCCTACGACCTTCGCGGGCAGCAATCTTCGCTATTTGGGTGATCGGAAGCTGTCCGTATTCGAGCATCGTCCGCCTGGGCAGTCGCGGTGCAGCAGATTGTAGTGTGGCGGTTTCTGCCATTGCGAATACCTGCCTTATGCGGATGCGCTCTTAGTGAAGGCATCACGCCGTAAGCCAGCCAGCGCCTCGGCGATTTCCTGGCCCTTGGCTTCGATAATGTCCATGAGTTCCTCGGGCGTTCGGGTGTCCACGACCGGTCTCTTGTGCGGATTGACGGCCTTGAGGTCGTAGACGGCGTCCTCGATTTCCTTTGCCTTGGCAGCCAGATCGCGAGCCTCGCGAGCCAATTCCTTGGCCTTGGCCTCCGCTTCCTCGATGGCTGCTTCGTCGCGGGGCTTAGTCTTCTTCAGATCCTTGAGTCGTTCGCTCCACTGAGCCGCCTGCTGGCTCTTGGCGGTGGATTGCTCTTTCAGGGGTCGAGCCTCGTCGGCGGCGATCCGCTTGCGCTCGTCCATGTCGACGGTCCAGGACAAGTCGCTGTCTGCCCGCGTTGGTAGCAGGCGGAAGAAATCTTCAAAGTGCTTGAGCGTCAGCGGGGTCTTCTTGCGGACCTTGACATCTGTCAGGTCGTAGTACCAGATCTTCCGCGTAGGCCGTCCCTTGGTGAAGAACAGGAGGTTTGTCTTCACGCCAGCCCCGGCGGCGGTGAAAACTCCGGCGGGTAGGCTCACCACACACCACAGGTCGCATTCATCCAGCAATTTCCGCTTGGTCTTGACGAACGCGTCCTCGTTCGTGCGGAACAGCAGCCCCTCATCCAGGACAATGCCGCATCGTCCTCCATCCCGCAGCGACCGGATCACGTGCTGGAGGAACAGCACCTGCGTGGAGCTAGTCTTGTAGTCGAAGTTGGTCTGGGCTTCCTTGCTTTCCTTGCCGCCAAATGGCGGGTTGGTCAGGATCACGTCGAATGTCTGCGGTGAGCCTTCAAACAGCCCACCGTAAATCTCCATCCCCGTGAGCGTGTTGCCGTGCCACAAATTGGGCTTGTCGATCCCGTGCAGCACGAGGTTCGCCAGCGCGATTGGATAGATGAGATTCTCTTTCTCCCTACCCCAGAAGGTCCGCTGCTTGAGCGTTTCCAACTGCTCGGCCGTGGCGTCGTTGCCCAGTTTGGCTTTGATGTGCTCGAAACTCTGGGCCAAGAAGCCACCCGTGCCACAGCCGGGATCGTACACCGTCTCATCGATGGAAGGGTCGATCACCTGCACCATCGCCTTAATGACCTGGCGCGGGGTGAAGAACTGCCCGCCATCGTTGCCCTTCTCACCCATCTTCAGCAGCAGGCCCTCGTAGACCTGAGAGAGCGTAAAAACGTGTGTCGGATCGATGGCCTCGGTGCTCAACTGATGCACCTTGTCCAGCACATCAAGGAAGTTTCGTTCGGTATCGATGCGGACCCGTTCCACGCCGGACATGATCTCGCTGATGACCTTCTGGCGTGGCGTGGCGTCGGGGCGGTTCTTCAGCCCCTTGAGGTGCGGCAGCAACTCCATGTTGATGAAGTTGAACAAGGCGTTCTGCGGCGCGTTCTGAAGCTCCACCCGCTTGTTCGTGTGACCTTCCGGCAGTGTCTCCGGCGGCGATCCCCAGTCGCGCCAGCGGTATGGCGATTCCAGCGAAGCCCGGAAAGGAACGCCTAAAGCCTCGGCCTCCTGCTCTTCGCGGTGCTCCTTCTCGTCAAGGATGCGAAGGAAGAGAATCCAGGTCAGTTCGGGCACGTACTGCATCGCACCGGCGCAGTTGCCACGCCGCATGATGTCGCAGATGCTCTTGATGGCCTGGTCCACAGACTGTTGTGTCGCGTGCCGTCGGCCGTTACCGTTGCCATTGCCGTTCTTACGCATCCGTGCCATCGCTACAACTCTCCGTTAAACGCCCGGCGAAGAACAGCAGCGGGCAAGGCATTAATTGCGTTCAATTGCGCTTCAGCCGCCGCTCGGGCCTTCTCCACCGCCGCCATCTGTTCGCGCAGGATCGCGGCAATTCGCTTCTGCTCCGCCAATGGCGGGAGAGGAATCCTGAAATCCTCCAAGTCACCGCGACTGATCGCATCGAACGTACTCCCACTTCCCAATTGGGCCAGCTTGGGTTCGAGGTGCCGAAGTGCTGCTAGGAGAAATCCGCGGTCAATACTGCCTCCACATCTGATTGCCGCTAAGCCTCTTCCGATGCAACATTCGGCATCTGCAACATTTGTTGGGCCGACAGGCGCGCGCACCGATATGAGGATGTCACCGGGGAGCGCAATCTTGTATGGCTCCACGCACCAGACACGTGCGACAGGATGCAATAATCCAAAATCCGCTTTCCCTTGAAAGAATGGAAGGCCCTCCGGGGAGTTGCGGTAAGTGGACGCTGGCGGTGACTGCCCTGCAATGATCTCGCAAACCTCACCGAGCCGTACCATCCGCCAGCCAGCCGGAAGCGGGTGCTCGTGCAATTCCTTTGTCAGTGTCTCCAGCGTGCTCATGCCGCAAACATCCTTGTCTTGGTCTCACGAAGCAACTCTGATGGCTTGCCCGCTGCCTGGAGCGCCGCCAAGCCGCCAGCCGCCTTGACCTCCGGCGTTTGGAATATCTGCGGGTTCTCCAGACCTTCGGTGCCGCCGCGATCAAACTGGCAGGCGATGGCGCGGATCGTCGCGGCGGCCTGGATGGGCAGCGAGTTGATCCAGTCTTCGTGCTTGTAGGTGAAGGCCATCGCCCGGTCGTGGCGCGTGCGCGGATTCATGCCCCAGCCGAGTTCGGCCAGTACGTCGTAGAGGTCGTAGTCCTGCTTGTCCTCCACCATCCGCACGACCGTCGGCGAGTAGCCAGAGGTCACCAGCGTATCGATGAGTTCCTGCCGCGACGGTGGATCGATCCAGCGGGTCCGGAAGTCGTCCAACGTGTGGACCTCCTGCACGAGGCGGGCAGCCAGACGGGCCTTGTATTCATCGATCGGCACGGGCATGGCCCGGCCATCCACGTCGGTGACGATGAAACGTCCGGCGTCGGTAATGTGAACATCGAAACCCTCGACGCTGATCGTTGGTTCCGGTGGAAGCGGCGGGGTCGGTCCAGGTCCGGGGCCTTCACCGCCGGTGCGAGGCGGCTTGGTAATGAAGCCCTCGCCGAAGAGTCGTGTGGCGTCGGTGTAGTCGTAGACGCGGAACATCAGCTTACCCGTCGGCGGATCGATGCGGGTGCCCCGCCCGACCATCTGGTAGAAGCTAATTGGCGATTTGAGGTACTTGAAAAACACGATGTTCCGCACGCAGGGCACGTCTACGCCGGTGGTCAGCAGATCGACTGTTGTGGCGATGAAGTGGCTGCGCGAGGAGGCCCGAAGGTCAGGAAGCTGGTCATTGCCACTGCTGGCGGCGGTGCACTTGAAAGCGTAGTAGTCGAGCCGCTGCTTGCCGTTGTCGGCACACCACTTGGCATACAGGTTGTTCATGCAGACGGCCACGTCGTCAGCGTGGCGGTCGCGGGCGCAGAAGATGATGGTTTTCTGTTCGGGGCCTCCTGTTTCCAGGAGATAGTTGAACAGGTCCTGGCACATCGTCAGTACACGATCCGGCAGAAGAATGCGGTCCTCGAACTCGGTGCGCTGATACAACTCTTTTAACTGGTCAGCCGTCACGGGTTGGCCGGTGATGGCGTCCACCGGGTTGCGTGCCAGAATCTCATCAATCGTGATGCCCGTGTCGTCGAGGTTGACACGACCCTTTTGAATCTCGCAGGCGGCCAGATACCCGTCTTCGATGGCCTGGGCGATTTCGTATTCGTAGGCAGGCTCGCCGAAGTAGGCGATGTTGTTCGAGGTGATCTCGGCGTCCTGCTTGGCCTCGGCCGTCTCTTCCTTGCATTCGAGTTGGCGGGGCGTGGCAGTAAGGCCAATCTGAACGGCGTTCTTGTTCCGCGTGAGCACCTGCGACCACTTACCCCAAGCCGAGCGATGGCACTCGTCGATGACGATGTGGGTGAAGTAGTCCTCGGGATAGAAGGTGGTCAGGAAGTTGGCGTCGCCGTTGTCGTTCTCCACGCCCAAGGTTTGATACGTGGCGATGTGGATGCGGGCGTTCTTAGCGTTGTTGGTACCGTCTGGTTTGCGATAGACCTCAGCGGCGTCGGCCCCAAAGACGTTCTGAAATGCCTTGAGTGCTTGCGTGCGGAGTTCGTCGCGGTCGCAGACGAACAGGGCGCGCGTGAGTTGTCCGGCGTCGGAGATTCGCTTGAGCAGGTTGACGGCGATAAAGGTCTTGCCCGCACCTGTGGCCAGCGAGAGCAGTGCACGCTTCGGCCGCCCGTCCGTCTGGCATTGGGCGATCTTCTCCATGACGGCGCGGATGGCAGCGTCCTGGTAGTAGCGACGCGCTCCTTCGCCTCCGGGGTACGGCTGGAGCAGTGGCCTGGCTGCGGGCGACTCCAGCGTAAAGCCCATGCCCTGTTCGTACCGGGCGCGCAGTTCGGCGGGCGTCGGGAACTCGCTCATCGGTCGCGGCGAGGAGGTCAGACCCGTGAAGCAGTCGAACTCGACAAACTGATGGCCGTTAGACGAGAAGACGAAGCGGACATTGAGACGCCTGCACTCGGAGTAGCCCTTGGCCTGGTCCAACCCATGACCAGCCGGCAGGCTTTCCTTCTTTGCCTCGATAAGCGCCAAGGCAACCGGCTGAGTATCGACGTTGACCTTGACCCGGAGGACGTAGTCGATCTTGCCCCGCGAGCGCCGACGGGCTTTGCCATTGATGATCTCGACTGTTCCCGCCGTCTCCTCGCGCCGAATGAGGTCCTCAGTCCAGCCCCGTTTGTGGATGGCTGGGTCGATGAGCTTCGCTCTTGTGTCGGCCTCGTTGAACGGCATCCGGTTTCCTCACAGTCATGCCAACCGCACGCCTACTCAGGAGAGCATCTGGCCAGTAGGTCCTTGCCTTCCTCGCCCATGCTGGAGATCAGGTTCCGCAAGTTCCGAATTGCCAGCGGCGAAGGCTTGACTCTGCCGTTCTCCCAGCGGTTGATGGTTGGGAGAGTCACCCCCAGCTTGGCTGCGAACTTCTCCTGTGTCAGTCCAAGACGTGTACGGACCTCCCGGATAAGTGCCGCAGGATCGTTGCTCTGGGTCAACACGGCTTCTCCTGGCTAGACCGCGCGTTGATCACGTGATAAATCACCTGAGTAATATTGCACGGTGGAGCCTGCTTGTCAATGCTCTGCCTTTGACAGATGAGCTCGGCAGTGTATAGTGTGTCCTAAACGGACGACATTCACGATGACTCAAGGAAGCGAGATAGAGGAATATGGCCGGCAACCGACTATTCGGTCACAAGATACGCGAACTTCGCGAGGCCAAGCTTCAGGAAGACCCCCGGCGGTTCACGCTGCGCCAGTTTGCGGTGGCCGTGGGCATCAGCCCGACTTTCCTGAGCAAGGTTGAGCGAGGCGAGTTTGATCCGCCTGCCGCCGACAAGATCATCAAGATGGCCGAGCTGCTGGGGGTGAACGCAGACGAGCTGCTGGCGCTGGCCAACAAGGTCGATCCGGAACTGGAGAAGATCATCAAGGAACAACCGCAGGCCCTGCCGGACCTGCTGCGTACGGTGCGCGGCATGTCGGCGGAGGAGCTTCGCAAGCTCACGGAACGGGCACGGAAGGAACAAAAGGACTGACGGGCGAGGCGTCAGATGGCCAAGGTTAGGTTTCTCAAGCACGACCAGATCGAGAATGCGACGTTGTGCCTGCTGGCGGAGTACGGTCGCAAGTACGGAGAGGTAAGCGAACCGCCGGTACCGGTGGAGGAAATCCTCTCGGCGCACCTAGGGCTCACGCTGGATTTCGATGACCTGCCGACGCGTCTGGGCACGCCGGACGTGCTGGGGGCCACGTGGATCGCCGACAAACTGGTGATCGTCGACCAGTCGCTTGACCCCATCGAGAACCCACGCAAGGAAGGTCGCTACCGCTTCACCCTCAGCCACGAGATCGGGCATTGGGAGCTCCATCGGCACGGCTTCCTGGCGGCGGCCGCGCAGCCGTCATTGTTCGGGTCCAAGCCTGAGCCGTCCATCGTCTGCCGCACCAGCTCGCGCAAGGAGCCGATGGAGTGGCAGGCGGACATGTTCTCCGGCTACCTGCTGATGCCGACAGAGATGGTGCTGGCGGCGTGGCGGCAGCGCTTCGGCAACCTGGACCCGTACATTGCCAAGGACGAGATGGCCAACCTGTCGGCCAAGTGGGGCTTGGCGGATGACGAGCGCCCCACGGTCGACGTGGCCAAGGAGCTGGCCCGCGTGTTCAAGGTGTCAGGCCAGGCGATGCAGATTCGCTTGATCGGGCTTGGGCTCATTCGGACCGAGGTGCCCGCGCCCAGTCTGTTCAAAGGATGAGTCGGTCCGCATCTTTTTTTCAGGCAGTCGTTTAGTGTTTAGGCCACAGGCGACAACTGCTTAAGGAAGGAGGTTCGATCATGGTTCAGCAGTTTAACCCGAAACGCGTGCTTCGGCAGATCTCCAATCCGCTGCTCAAGGAATTCTTCGAGCGGCAAGGACATCCTCTGGATGTGGATTGGGATCGGCTCAGCAACACGCAGGTGGATGACATCTTCGACGCTTGGCAGCGCCTGCCCGACGCCCAGCGCAAGGCCGTGGAGATCGCCTTCCATGATGTGCATGAGATGGCCGACGAGGACGGCACGCGTGTCATCATCGAAGAGGGCCAGTACCACGGCGAAGACCTCGCTCCTCTGCTCGAGCCAATGGAGAGTCGGTACGACAAGGCCCTCTGGACGTTCATGAATCGTCCGACGGTGTGGGACGCGGCGGTGCGCTTCGCCAAAGCGGATTCGCTCAGCGGCGGGCGTTCGTGGATCAAGCGAGGCAACGTGCCGGCAGAGAACGGCCCGATGTTCGACGCCGAGACGCTTCTGGCATTCCAGGAAGCCGTTTCCGCCTTCTATCGCGACCGCCAAGGGCGCGGTCATCACTGCAAGGTCGAGTACTTCCCGCGTGGCCGCGACCATCACTACTTCTTCGTCTACCTGAGCGACTACGCCGACACCTACATCAACTTCGACGACGCTGGGCACTTTCAGCGCACGCCCGAACGCCGTGCCTTCGAGATTGTGTTCGCATACGACAGCGCGTCGAGCACTCTGGAGATGTACGCCAAGGGCGGGAAGAAGGTCATCGAGCCGCTGCAGCAGATGTTCTCGATGATCATTCTCGGCGCGCCGCTGGAGCCCGAGGAGCCGGGCGTACAGGCCTATCAACTCAACGGGCTCATGGAGCGAGATTTCGCCTTCCCGACCGATCCGGAGGACGGGATCGAAGATGTCGTGCTGCGCAGCCTGCGGCTATCGATCCTGGGGCGCAGGCGGGGGCGGATCACACTGGAGCCCGACCCGAACGACGGCCGCGACCGCATCTACGAGATGCTCGAGGACGACCTGAATCGCCGCCGCCTGCCCAAGTCCATCCTGCACGTCACCAAGGCTACGCTCAACTTCAAGCTCAACGGTAACGGGCACGGCCGCTCGTTGACGTTCAACATCACCTACCCGAACGGCTGCGACCTCAAGAGCAAGCGGGACGATCAGCGTCTGCTGGGCGAGAAGTACCTTAAGCGCTGGGGAATCGATGTTGCCTGATCATCTGGACATCATCTGGCGATCGGCGGACAACCCGAACCCGGTCTTCGTGGCCGAGGACCTTGCCGGTGTGCCGCCGCAGGTCGTGACGCGCCTGACGGAACTTCGCATTCTCCGACCCGCCTCGACGGCGACCCACGTGATCTGCAATACGTGCGATGAGCAGCACGTCGAATGCGTCATACCAATCAAGTATCCTGGCGGCCAGACACGTTTTTTCATCCGCTGTCCAGAGAACGGGCGGATCGAGGTACCGCGCGAGCGAATGCTTCAATGGGCGGTGGACTACACGCCGCTCCTGGCCGCACTGGCCAAGGCACTATGCGCACAAGGGCAGATGGCCGAAGTTGTGCCCAGACGTGTGTGGAACGTGGGCCGAGCGTCGTTAGCGGGCAAGTCCAAGCCCATTTGGGCGGTGCGAGGATTGGCCTGGCCCGACGCCGGGCAGATCGCGGCATCATTGCCCAAGGGACGATCCCCCATCCTGTTCTTCCTCGGCCAGGCGGGTGACGATGGTCTGTTGGATGTCCCGCGCGAATCGATCATCGAGATGCGCACCATCATGTCGTTGATCGATGACATAGTCGTTGACGTTCAAGCTATCAAGTGCCAGGTGTCGGATGTCGTAGCGCCGCCGGTGACCAAGAAGACGAAGAAGCAGGCACAGCGGGACGCCACGGTCGGGGCGCTGAAGCGTGAGCTGCACGAGCGCATCCTTTCTCTGAAGAGTGCCATCCGCAGCGCCGACGATGCCGACAAGCCCTTCGACCTACCCCGTGTGACGCAGAAAGAACTCGCGGCTGCGATCAAGGTGAGCGAGTCGTCAGTCTCGCGCGCGATTTCCGAAAGTAATGACTTGGAGTTGAAGATCATGCTCAAGACGGTGGCGAGCATCGACATGATCCGCAAGTACAATCGCTGACGGCGGCGGAATTGCAGTTGCCGTCGTTTGCTGCAACCGCAATTCGGAAATCCAATGATGTAACCGCCGTGATGGCAGGCGGTTACGGTTAGGCGATCATTTCTCGCCATCGTTTCCTGCAACTTCTCCCCAGGGTGTCGAGCAACGCAACGGGCGCTGCTCACGAGTGACACCCTTGTTGGAGAATCATTATGCAGGAAGCCAGTTCCGTTCCAACCAAGTCCTCTCTGTCCCGCGCCCGGGTCCGGCTCATCGAGCTGATGCAGCGGATCAACTTCGGTCGCATCGAGGGGCTGCCGGTGCGCCGTGGCGAGCCGGTGATGGACCCGCCGCCGCGCATCGTCCGCGAGATCAAGTTCGGTGCTGAGAATGGGCCGCGACCTGAAGTCGGCAAGGCTGACTTCGCGCTCAAGGCCCAGGTCCGCGAGCTGTTCGCCCAGCTGGAGGCGCTGGGCGACGGCGTGATCCCCTGCATCGAGATTCAGCGCGGTCTGCCGTTCCGGATGACCGTGGAGGAAGTGTGCGCCTGAAACGACGGGGGTGGGCTCCCCAGCATCACGTGTGACTGAAACGAATCCAAGTACCTGACAACTAACCGGCCACGAAGTGGAGGCGTTGTGGGTGCCGCAGAAGCGGCAATCCTGCAACGCCTCCATTGCATGTGGTCGTCGCTTCGACTGGCACCCACGCGACGCCTCCCGGCCAAGGGAGGTCCCAAGTGGACACCAATCAGAAGCGTTGTGAACTTACCGATTACGCACTCGAACTCGTCCATCACAAGGCGCGGCAACTCGTCGGCAAGGCGGGCTACACGCAGGACGACGTGGATGACATCAAGCAGGACCTGATCGTGGACCTGCTGGAACGTTTGCCCCAGTTCGATCCAACCAAGGCGACCTACAACACGTTCGTCGCCCGCCTGGTCGAGCGGAAGATTTCCAAACTGCTCCGCGATCGTCAGGCGGAGAGGCGTGACCATCGACGTGAGGTCTGCTCGCTCAACGAGGAAATCGATGCCGGCGAAGTCGAGCCGGTGCAGCGTCTGACCACCATCAGCCAGGACGATCAGGACGTTCGCACGGGCAAGTATGCGCGCCCCGCCGAGGAGCGTGCCCATCTCCAGCTCGACATGGAATCGGTGCTCGACGGCCTGACGCCCGAATTGCGGCAGGTCGCCGAGATGTTGCAGACCAAGTCCGTCTCCCAGGTCGCGCGCGAACTGGGCATCCCGCGCCGCACCTTCCGCGAGAAATACCTGACGCAACTGCGTGAGGTCTTCGCGGCCAAGGACATGGACGACTACCTGCGGTAATCGCGTTCTCCGCCAGTTCGCCCCTGCGCCGGGTAAGTAACAGAAGGCGGCCAGGGGCGAGCTGGTCCGGAGAACCCAGGAGACACCAACGTGAGTGAACACATGGACGTGAACATCGACCTGAGCATCCTCGAAGTCGAACCCGCCCAGGAATACCACGCCAAGGCGGACCGCTTCCTGACCAGCCATCAACTGCTGGATTTCATCAATTGCCCCTGGCTGCACCGCAAGAAGTGCATCGGGCTGATCGAGGAGACCGATTCGGCCAGCTACCTGATCGGCCGGGCCGCCCACGTCCGCATTCTCGAAGGGCGCGAGGCCTACGAAGCGGCGTTCGCCCTGGGCGGACCAGTCAATCCCAAGACCGGCAAGCCGTTCGGCGCTGGCACGAAGGCGTTTGCCGAGTGGGCCGAAGCTCAAGGCAAGCCGGTGCTCTCGCACGAGCAGGTTGAACTCATCGAGCAGATGGCCTGCGGCGTGGGCATGAACAACGAGGCTGTGGACCTGCTGCTCTATGGCCGCTCCGAGGGCGTGGTGCGGGCCGAGTACTGCGGCACACCGTGTCAGATTCGCGTCGACTGGGTGCATCCGCACCGCGGCATCGTCGACTTCAAGACCTGTGATGACCTCACGTGGTTCGAGGCCGACGCCCGGCGTTACGGCTATCACCGGCAGATGGCGTTCTACCGGGCCGTCCTGGCCCAGGTGATCGGCGGCCAGATGGTCCCGGTCCACCTGATTGCCGTCGAGAAGAAGGAACCGTTCCGCTGCGGGGTATGGCGGGTCAGCGATGACACGCTGGCCATCGCGCAACGCGAGAACGAGGCCGCGATCCGCCGGTTGCTGGTCTGCCGCCAGGAGGATCAGTGGCCCACGGGCTACGAGGAGATTCGCGTGCTGGACGTGGCATGAGCATGTCTTCGCGCCCGAGCGGCTTGTGGCGAGTCCCATCACGCGGCGGCCACCCCTCGGGCGCTTCTGGCAGGACCGGGTTTGCCCGAGGCCTCATAAGCCTCGGGACGCGGGTTCGACTCCCGCACCTGCCATTGGTTTTCACACGCTGGCCAGCGTGACGAGATGTGTGACCCACGAACCCTCAATCAGGAGCTATGAAATGATCCGCAACTATCGCAAGTGCGATCCGCCGACCTCGGCGCTGGCCGGTCGGCATGTGCAGGTCTGCGGTTGCGCCAAGCGCCACCGCGATCTGTGCCTGGCGGTTGTAAACCATCAACCGGGCCTGACAGCCCGCGAGATCGAGGCCCGAATCGGCATCAAGGCCCACAAGCGCCTACCCGAACTGCGGGCCGACAAGCTGGTCCGCAACGGCAGGCCGCGCATCTGCACCGTCTCTGGCCGCCGGGCCATGACCTGGCTTCCGCCCCAATACCTCAACTAAGCCACGGAGAAACACGCATGACCATGATCGAGCAGATTCATCGTGGGCGCAGGCACTCCCCGCCGCGCCTGCTGATCTACGGAACCGAGGGCATCGGCAAATCGACCACTGCCGCCCAGGCACCCAACCCGATCTTCATTCCTACCGAAGACGGTCTGGACCAGATCGACTGCTGCAGCTTCCCGCTGGCCAAGAGTCTTACCGATGTGGAAGCGGCGCTGCGGGCGCTGATCACTGAGCAGCACGACTTCGAGACGGTCGTCATCGACTCGGCCGACTGGCTGGAGCGCCTGGTGTGGGATGCGCTGTGTGAGCAGTATGGCGCAAGCAGCATCGAGAAGGTCGATGGCGGCTATGCCCGCGGCTACATCCACGCCCTGACCCACTGGCGTCGTTTGCTGGCGGACCTCAGCACGCTTCGCAACCAACGCGGCATGTGCGTGATCCTCCTGGCCCACGCGAAGGTCGAGAAGTTCGAGGACCCGGAGCACGCCGCCTACGACCGCTATTCCCCGCGCCTGCACAAGCACGTGACAGCGCTGCTGACCGAGTGGTCCGACGCGGTGCTGTTTGCCACGCGGAAGATCATCACCAAGACCGAGGATGGCGGCTTTGGCCGCGAGCGGACCATCGCCGCCGGCCTGGGCAAGGATGGGGGCGAACGCATCCTCCGCACCGTCGGCAGCCCCGCGTGCGTGGCCAAGAACCGCTACGGCCTGCCGGCCGAACTTCCCCTCTCGTGGCCCGCGCTGATGCAGGCCCTCACCGAGCAACCGCAATCCGTCGCCCAGCCGCACCTGCGTCTGGTCGGCGCTGAGCAGAATACCAACCGCAAGGAGCACTGAACATGGCAAACCTGAACGGATTCAACGCCCACGAAGTCGAACCGACGAGCAACTTCGAGCCGCTGCCGGCGGGCAAGTACCTCGCCGCCATCACCGAGAGCGAGATGAAGCCCACGAAGAACGGTAGCGGGAGTTACCTGCAGTTGGCGTTCACGATCCTCGAGGGCGAGTTCAAGAACCGCGTCCTCTGGGCGCGGCTGAACCTCAACAACCCCAACGCCACGGCGGTGAAGATCGCCAGATCGGAACTCTCGGCCATCTGCCACGCGGTGGGCGTGATGCAGCCACGCGACAGCGTCGAGCTACACAACATCCCGCTGCTGATCACCGTCAAGCTCAAGAAGCGCGAGGACACCGGCGAGCTAACCAACGAGATCAAGGGGTACGAAGCCAAGACCGCCAGCACCGGCCAGCCGCAGCAGGCCCCGATCGCCAGCAACACCCCGCCGTGGAAACGCTGATTGGCTCCCCGACGAGCCGTACTCCAACCATAACTTCTTCAAAGGAATCCCCATGGACGCATTTTTCTGGTTTCTCTGGTTCTTCAACGGCGCTCTGGCCTATTTCCAGGTGCGCCGCGAGCAGCGCAAAGGCAATGGCAAGTGGACCAGGGCCGATCGCCTGTTCTGGCTTCCGGCGTGCCTATTGGGCGGCACGCTCCTGTTGCTGATCCTGCTCCTCATCGAGCTCGGGATGGCGATCGGCAAGACGAAGTGGGCCAAGCGGGAGGCCCGGTGGTGAAAGTCACGCTGCCATACCCCCCGTCGGTCAATCACTACTGGCGGCACTTCCGGGGGCGCACCGTGATCAGCCGGGAGGGCCGGACGTTCCGCGCGAGCGTCTGTGCCCTCCTGGCCCGGGGTGGTAGCCACGGCCCCCGCAAGCCGCCCTCGGGCGGGCGCATCGCGCTGGCAATGGATGCCTTTCCGCCCGATCGGCGTCGGCGCGACCTGGACAACCTGCAAAAACCCGTGCTCGACGCGCTGCAACACGCGGGGGTTTACGAGGACGACAGTCAGATCGACCTACTGATCACGCGCCGCCGCGAGGTGGTGCCCGAAGGCCGGCTGCTGGTGGATGTCGTGGATATGCCCCTGCGGCGCTGTCCGGTCTGCGGGAGCGAAATGCACTCGTTTAATCCGGAACTGAACTAAATATGCAGAAGCTCTTTCCCGCGCTGCTGATCATCCTGGACATCTGCGCCGCGGCGGCCTACGTGCCCGCCGGCGACTGGCGCAGGATCATCTACTGGTTGGCGGCGGCAACACTGACGGCGGTGGTGACATGGTGATGCAGCTTCGACCCTACCAGGCCGAGGCGGTCGCCGCCGTGTATGACCACCTGCGCAAACGGGATGACAATCCCTGTGTGGTCATCCCCACGGCCGGGGGCAAGACGCCGGTGATGGCCACGATCTGCCGGGACGCGGTGCAGCAATGGGACGGTCGCGTGCTGATCCTCGCGCACGTGAAGGAACTTCTCGAGCAGGCGGCGGACAAGCTCCACGCGATGGCCCCGGACCTGTGGAACCGGATCGGGGTCTACTCGGCGGGCCTCAAGAGCCGTGACACCGAGCACCCGATCATCGTCGCGGGGATTCAGAGTGTGTACCGCCGCGCTGCCGAACTGGATCGGTTCGACCTGATCCTGATCGACGAGGCTCACATGCTCCCGCCGGATGGCGAGGGCATGTACCGCACGTTCCTGTCCGAAGCACGCATCGTGAATCCCAACGTGCGACTGATTGGCCTGACGGCAACGCCGTACCGCATGACGACAGGCACGATCTGCGGGCCTGAGAACCTGCTGAATCACGTCTGCTACGAGGTCGGCGTGCGGGAGCTAATCGTCCAGGGCTACCTCTGCCCGCTCAAGACCAAGGCCGGTCGGCGCAAGGTGGACACGTCGGGCCTGCACCTTCGCGGCGGTGAATTCATCGCCGGCGAAGTCGAGGCGCTGATGGATGACGACTCCCTGGTGCGCTCGGCATGCCGGGAGATCATCGACCAGACGCAAGACCGGCACTCGGTGCTGATCTTTGCCGCCGGGGTGCAGCACGCAATGCACGTCCAGAAGGTGCTCGGCGAGATGGGCCACGAGTGCGGCTTCGTCTGCGGCGAGACCCTGCCGTTTGAGCGCACGGAAACCCTCCGGCGGTTCAAGGCCGGCACGCTCAAGTACCTGGTCAACGTCAACGTGCTGACCACCGGCTTCGATGCGCCCAACATCGACTGCGTGGCCCTGCTGCGCCCGACAAACTCGCCGGGCCTGTACTACCAGATGGTCGGGCGGGGTTTCCGGCTGCATCCGTCCAAGGAGAACTGCCTGGTCCTGGACTTTGGCGGCAACATTCTGCGGCACGGCCCGGTGGATGCCCTGGAGATCAAGGAACGAGTTACAGGCACGGGTGAAGCCCCCGCCAAGGAATGCCCGCAGTGTCAGGCGGTGATCCATGCGGCCTACAGTCTCTGCCCGGAATGTGGATACGAATTTCCACCGCCTAAACGCCAGCAGCACGATCACGAAGCATCAACGGCGGGAATCCTCTCCGGCGAAGTCACTGAGACCGAGTACGAGGTGCAGGATGTCCACTACAGCGTCCACGTGAAGCGTGATGCACCGGAAGACCACCCGCGCAGCATGCGCGTGGACTACCGCATCGGCTTCAACGACTACCGCAGCGAATGGATTTGCTTCGAGCACACCGGCTACGCCCGTGCCAAGGCCGAGTCCTGGTGGAAAGCACGTTCACACGAGCCGTTCCCGCAGTCATCCCAGCAGGCGGTAGACATCTGCGAAGCAGGCGGCATTGCCCCGACGTTGGCGATTACCGTGCGGTCGGTGACCGGCGAGAAATACGACCGCATCATCAAGCACAAGCTTGGACCGATCCCGCCGCTCCTGGACGGCGGCGACGAGTACGACGATGGCGATCTGCCGGTCTACGCCGGCCCGCCCGATGAGGAGATTCCGTTTTGATCACGGAGCAGGACACCCTTCATGAAGCCGCGATGGACTACCGTGCCGCCGGTCTGTGCGCACTGCCGGCGATTCGGGCTGAGAAGCGCCCGGCGGTGGGCCAATGGAAGCGATATCGCAAGAGGCTGCCCACAGAGGCCGAGTTGTCCGCTTGGTTCGCCAATGAGCCGGACGCGATCTGCATTCTCTGCGGGAAAGCGTCGAACCATCTGGAGATTATCGATTTCGACGCCCAGGGAGAGTTGTTTACTGCCTGGTCTGCGGGTGTCCCCGCCGACCTGCGTAGACGTGTGGTTGTCGAACGCACTCCGTCCGGCGGGTATCACGTTATCTACCGCTGCGAGTGCGAGATCTGCGGCAGCATGAAGCTGGCCCAGCGCCGTCTTGGCGACAAGATCGTCACGCTGATTGAGACCCGTGGCGAGGGCGGGTTGTTCCTCTGCGCGCCCACACCCGGCTATGAGGTGATCCAGGGCGACCTGTGCGACCTGCCCGTGCTGACTGAAGCCGAGCGGGACGTTCTACTGCGGACAGCCTGGGAACTCAACGAATATGTGCCGCCGGTGGTGGATTGTCCGCCACACAGTGGTGTTGTCGGCCAGAGAAATCCATCATCGGCCGCACAGTCCGCCTGTGCGTTGCACAATGCCGACAGGCCCGGTGACGATTTCAATAAGCGCGGCGATGTGCGAGCTGTGCTCAGACAGCACGGCTGGACACTGGCCAAGAGTGGCGAGAACGAATACTGGCGACGGCCCGGCAAGACCTCGGGCTGGTCGGCTACGCTCAAGGACAACGTCTTTTACGTTTTCAGTGCCAATGCCGCGCCGTTTGAACCCAACCGGGCCTATTCACCGTTCTCGGTCTACACGCTCCTGAACCACGGAGGCGATTGGGCACAGGCCGCCAGTTCTCTGCGGCTCTCTGGCTATGGCGGCGATTCTCTGCTGGACAGCACCCGAGGCGTGGACATCTCCGGCATCATCGACCAGAGCCAAGCCGATGTGGCCGACAACACCGACACCTCTTCAGCGGTGCCAGAGATTCCCGACCCCGGGCCGATGCCGCCGGAGATGCTGCGGATGCCAGGGTTTGTCAGCGAGGTGATGGATTACTGCCTGATGACGGCCCCATACCCGAACCCCGTCATGGCCTTCGCGGGAGCGCTATCACTGCTGGCGTTCCTGGCTGGGCGGAAGGTCCGTGACTCGGGCGACAACCGCACCAACATCTACCTGCTGGGCTTGGCCCATTCGGCGGCCGGCAAGGATTGGCCCCGCAAGGTCAATACTCGCATCGTCCACGAGGTCGGCATGGCCAATTGTCTCGGCGAACGTTTCGCCAGCGGCGAAGGCATCCAGGATGCACTATTCCAGACGCCAAGCATGCTGTTCCAGACCGACGAGATCGATGGGATGCTCCAATCGATCAACAAGGCCAAGGACGCCCGGCACGAAGCCATCATGTCCACACTGCTGACGATGTACTCGTCGGCCAACAGCGTCTTTCCCATGCGCCGCAAGGCGGGCAAAGAGTCGCCCGGAGTCATCAATCAGCCCAACTTGGTGATCTTCGGCACGGCGATCCCGAACCACTACTACGAGGCGCTGTCGGAGCGGATGCTCACCAATGGCTTCTTCGCCCGCATGATCATCCTGGAGGCCGGGCCACGTGGCACGGGCCAGGAGCCGAGCATCCGAGACCTCCCGCCGCGCGTACTGGCGACGGCCAAATGGTGGGCGGATTACCGGCCCGGCACGGGCAACCTCGAAGACTGGCATCCGGTCCCTGCGATGATTGAGCACAGCGACGAGGCTCGGCGCGTGCTGATCGAAACGCGCCAGCAAGCTGAAGCCGAGTACAACACGGCCGAGAGCAAGAGTGATCCGGTCGGCACCACCGTCTGGGGTCGCGTCAGTGAACAGGTCCGCAAGCTGGCGCTGCTATACGCCATCAGCGAGAACCATCAGTCGCCATGTATCGGCCTCGCAGCGGTCCAATGGGCTTCGGCGTTCGTCATGCATCAAACCCGGCGGATGCTGTTCATGGCCAGTCAGCACGTTGCGGAGAACCCGTTCCACGCTGAGTGCCTCAAGGCGGTGGAGAAGCTGCGTAAAGCGCCGGGTCAAACGCTGCCTCATAGCGTGCTGCTCAAGCGGATGAAAATGGATGCCAAGAGCTTCGGCATGCTCATCGACACGCTGCTCCAACAAGGTGACATCGAGCCCGTCGAAACCAAACGGGCTGGCTGGCCGAATCGCGCCTATCGCCTGACGGGCGGGGTGAATCTTGACGGTGAAACATCGCCAAGGGGTGAAACATGAACGGCCAAAACCAGCTCATGATTCCCCAAGATTCACCCAAGATTCACCTCGTGGGGGTGAATCTTGGAAACCGCGAAAAGAGCGCAAAACAAAGAAAACAACAACTCACGCTTCATGTTTCTCTCTTTCACCCCCACCCCCTCGCGCGATGCCTGCCCGCGCATTTTTGCGTGTGTACGCGAGGGGGTGGGTGAAAGGGTGAATCTTGCGATTAGGTACTTCCCGGCCAGCGCCTCGAAAGATGGCGGCGGGAACAGTCACCAGCATAGGCAGAGTTTGTTTTGGCTGTCCGTTTTCTGACCACGACACACAACGCACACGGAGGTGCAACCATGACGACCAGGACGTTCGATGTCGAATTGCGGCCCATCGACGCAATCCAGCCGTATCCGGGCAATCCCCGCGTCAATGACGACGCCGTGGACGCCGTGGCGGCGAGCCTGAAGGAATTCGGCTTCCGTCAGCCGATCGTGATCGACGCCGAGGGCGTGATCATCGCTGGCCATACCCGCTGGAAGGCGGCGAAAAAGCTCGGTCTGGCCAGGGTACCGGTCCACGTCGCCACCGACCTGACGCCCGAGCAGGCCAAGGCCTACCGCATCGCGGACAACAAGACGGGCGAGCTAGCCGAATGGAACTTCGATCTGCTGCCCATCGAGCTCAAGGACCTGCAGCAGGCAGACTATGACCTGGGCGTGCTGGGGTTCGATGACGAGGAATTGGCCAAGCTGCTGAATTGCGACGTGGCCGAGGGGCTGACCGATCCGGACGCCATCCCCGAACCGCCTGATGAACCGATCACCCGGCGCGGCGATATCTGGATGCTCGGCAACCACCGCTTGATGTGCGGCGACAGCGGCAGCGTGGAAGACCTCGATCGACTGCTGGACGGCGTGGTCATTGATCTGGTGAATATGGACCCGCCGTAC